GCGCTGTGTAAATTAGCGTGGGACTCAACCGGAGTCCTTCTATGTTGCCTACGCGCACCGCATTCAAAACGTGTGTTTCTACCTGTGGGCTCGCGCCGGCAAAATGGCATCTTTACTAGGACGCGGGGGATGCTGGCCCGCGAACTGCGATCTCACGCTATTTTCTATCCCGGGGAGAGAAACAAAGAGTTCCCGGTCAAATATTTTTCCGTATGAAACGGCCGGGGTATTTTGGGCCCGGACCACTCTACAAACCTTGGGGGAGATTTCCTCATTCGCGCGTGTGCTCACAAAGCTGCCACGGCAAATCCGGCTGCAGCACCGGCCTTCGTCAACATTCTCATGCCTGAAGCCGCACTGGCCAGAAGCTTGGACGCAGTGCCCATGCTCCCGTCAACGGTCTTGTACGCGGAGTCCGCCAACGCTCTCGCTGTCTTGGCAAAGCCAGACGCGGATGCCTGCAGGGTGCGAGACGATGTCACAATTGTCTCGTACGTGCCCTTGTGGGCTGGTTCGTGTGGGTTCAAAGTGGAAACGACTTCCACAGACTGACCTGAAATCTGATAGTTCTGCACAATGTTCACTGCATACGTTTGAACTGCGTTCGTGGTGTTGTTGAAAAACACATGCAAGGCCCCGTGATTCACGGAGGCCGTGGAGTTGGCCGCAATCGAATTCAGATGCGCCATGGGCGCCTTGTGCCAAAACGACAGGTCTTGGGGGCGTTGTGCGGTGTTCAGCACAATGGGAATCTCACCGACACCATGGTCGTGCCAGGAGGAATACATGCGCAACTTCGACTGATTGCCGAGCGGTGGGAGTGTCTGATACTCCGGCATGACTGACACGACGTTGCCTCCGCGATCGGAGTTTTTGGTCACGTTGGTCACAATCATGCCTTGATTCACCATCTTATAGCGCATGTGCTCACCATACTCCTGCTCCTGGCCCAAGGAGCCATTGTACGGCGAGCCCACGTCGGGGATGATCGGTGTCATGGACGCCGACGTGTCGACAAACTGTTCCAAACCGACGGCAACACTGAGGCCGCCGATTGCGCAGGGGAATGTCGTCCCTGCTGTACTGTACTGCTCCTCCGTGATGGGGCCACAGACGTACCTGGTGGGTCCCGGCCCGAAATTCTGAATCATCGCGTGGTTCGCGGTCAGATCGAGCGAGACAGTGGGCTGGTCCGAGGCACCTCCTACTCCGGCCGGCTGCTGGGTGAGCTTGCCATGGCCTGGGAACATGGTGATCTGGGCAGAGGCCATTGCCTGGACCTGGAACTTGAAGGTCGCCGTAGTCTTGTTCAACACAGACTTCGGCGAGGGTGCCAAATTGTAGTTGAACGGCGACTTCACCTGTGTGCCGACGCCCCAAGGGTCGTCGATACCTTCGTAGAACTTCTGGAGAGGGCTAACGTCTCCAGTGTACGCTTCGGCGCGAACTTCCTGCCTGCGTTCGCGTTTTGGGCGACGGCGTCTGCGCTCATTGCGCGCTTTGCCTCGGCGGCGGGCTTGGTTAGCCTGTCTGCCTGTTTGGCCGCCTCTGCGACCCCGTCTCTTTGGACGCCTGCGGGCTAGCTGCAACTCAGCCTGGGGCTGTTGCGGCCTGGCCTGGTTCGTCAGTTGGAGCGCCAACACCGCGTCCTCATACTCATGGGGCGTGTTGGCGAACTGAGCCGAATAACCGGGCTCATAAAACGGGTCGTAGTTGTAACGGGGCGCAAACTGTTGTGGGTGGCGATTTCGTCTGGACATTTCTATCTCAATGATTTTCGCTGGGGCCTTGAACCCCACGGGGGCTACTGAACATCCGCCCAGTCCATTGGCGGGCATCAACTCATAAGAGGATGACTAGTGTTGTTTTGGTCTGAACTTCTCAGCCTAAAACGTTATTTGTCTTGGCGTGTTTTTCGCCGTCTTTGTTTACGGGGGACGAACCCCGTGGCTTATTTGCGCGGTTTTACGCCAACCGCGGCCCAAGGGACTTACTTCTTGCCTCCTGACTTGGCCGCAGCTCCCGCCGCTGCCGCGTCCTCCAGCTTCTTCTTTGCGTAATAATCACGCGAACAGGTGAGACAGGTCAATTCCTTGCCATCGTCCCAGCGCTTCTTCTGCGTGGCGGAGAGCACGGCTTTCACCGTCATCTTCTGACAGTTTCGGCACGGGCGTTCTTCCAACATCACCTCAAGTGACTCACTCGCATCAGAGATTGCGTCTCTGACTTCATCGATCTCCTCCTTGTCGCACTTCACTGGCACGTATTCCTTGGCAGGTTCGGCTTCTTTCGTGAAGCCTACATTGACCACCACATTGGTGGGCACTGCGACTGCTTGCACTGGCCACAACAGCGGCCCACGCAGAATTTCTTCCGGGTCGCGCCGTATCTTGGCCAGCCAGTCGTCAAGCGACGCGTCTTTGAATCCTGGACTCGTGACGCTCAAAAAATGCCTGGTCCACGGCTCCACATCATTCGGGAACTGGACTTCGGGATCAAAATGGGCCCACCAGCTGTCTGGGACACCGCGCATCGTCATTCCACGGGCGAGAAGGCCGTCATGGAATGCGTGGGCAACATCTCCCAACGGGTAGGTATGGGGATCCGTGCGCGCCCAATTCTCAACGCGCTCCGCCATCTTCTGCAGGGGGCACTCTGGGCCTCGCACTCGCAGGTGAAACTTCGCCAACTGCCTGTGCGGGTCGGCTTGGCTGTTCAAGTCCCCGTAAAACACGTTCGGGCCCCAAAATCGGCCTGCGAACGACGGGTAACTCACGACGCCTTCCTCGTGTTGAACGACTGTGTACTTGACACCGAAAGCGGCTGCGACCTCTAAGATCAGCTCTGTGGGTGAAAACCTGCACAGTGCATCGTCTCCCATGAACGCGCCCAGGTTGCCCCAGGCTTCGCTCACGGATTGGTCAAGAAACCTCTTCTCAATAAAGTCAAGGAGGGCACCCATGGTGGTATTCTTCCTCGTCGTGTGTGGCAAACCGGATCCCACGCCCGCGTACTGAAAATAGACCGCTCCCATGAGCGATACCATATTCGCATGGCAGAGCGGGTGGTCTCTGCGGATCTCCTCGTGGTACCTCGGGTGAAACAGGCGCAGTAGCATCTGGAGGTCGATTGCTGCAATCACGGGCGACATGGTAGTATCCCACGTCTCGCCGTCTTTTTCACTCAGCCGCTTGGCCCGCAAAGCCAAGCCCGCAACTTTCGTCGCTAGCTTGACAGGGTCCATGCCGGGGGCATACCAATGGCAATGTTCAACCAAGGCAGCATGCAGCGCCATCTCGAACCTCGAAAACCGCACCTTGTGCGCTGGTCCGTCGATGGAAATGATTCGCAACGGGTTCACTTTCCCCATCGCTTCGTTCTTCGGCATGCAGTCCAGATGGTACTGTTCGTCCGTCGCGACCAAGGAGCCTTGCTCAATGATACTTCTCTGCGACGGTCGTGACTGCTGCTCCTCAAACTCATCCACACTCACTGGGTGCAGGCTGTACTCTCCCACTCGCGCCACTACCTCGTTAATGAACTCGATAGCCTTCTCACGGAAGCGCGGTTTTAGCTTCAGGACCCCACTTTGGTTGGCCTGGATGCGCTTTGCAATGGACAGTTTCAAACTCTCCGGGGTCAATGCTCCCACGAAGCTGTCATGCGCCACGGGTTGAGCGTACGCGACTATTCCCACGTCTGGCTCGGCTATGTAACCCGTCTTCGCCTGGAATATCACCGTCGCTTCCGCCAATACAAAGACAACTTCGTCAATGTCGGGGTTCTTGTTGCGATGATACTCTGCCAGGAGTGCGCACCCTTCCGGCGCGACTTTACTCAAGGCAGCGGCTGTTGATGCTTGCAAGTCATTCTTGCCAAGCCTCGCTGTTGCTGAAAGGGCCGAGTGTATCTCGGCCGGGACGGTGCTACACAGGTACTCTCCTGCACGAGCCAAGGACGCCATTCGGCCATCCGGGCCCTGGATATACATGAGCGCGTACGCAACCGTGGGGCGACCAAGCTTCACTATCGGGTTCAGCTTCTTGTTTCGCGTGCCCAGGTACGGCGCCCAATCCAGCATTGGAAAGGTGTATGTTGCAACAGGCGTGAACATCGTGAGCTGGTGGTCGATTGCCACTTGTCTACGGTCCACGAAAAATATCGATTTGGTCACACCAAAGCCATAATAGCTGGTCCACACGGACGCAGCTGTGTCACCACTGAGATTCCACACCGCCTGTTTGTACTTGGCTCCACCCAGAACTTGGTACTGGAGGTTGCCATCCGACAAAAACGTGTACGAATACTCTGCCTCATTCGCAGCGGCGCGTGAAGGCGCCACCCCGAAGACCACAATTGGTAACTCCCACAACAGCAGGTCATTCAATTCAAAGTAGTCAACCGTGTCTATCACCACGATGAGGGCATGAGCGGGGGGTGAAAGGTCCTCTGCATCGCGGCGCACATCCTTGTCCCAGACAATTGACGAGCAGCCTTCATCCCCGTTGGCAATATTCTGCCCGGATTTTTGGATGAAATACGGCACCCTTCCTAGGTCCGCAGCGAGTTCCTTGATGGCACCCAAAACCCTTGACCGATGAGCGGCCTGAAGGGGGTGCGTATGGTTGGGTTGGGGTCTCGGGTCCTCCAGAGCCAACGACGTGAACAACTTCCTCGTTATGTCCACGCCTGCGTGTTTCGTGCGAAAACAATTGATCACTCTCGTCCAGAAGTAAAAGGGCAAATTGCCAGCTATACAACGGTTGATAAACGTGAACATAAGCATACATGCACAGAACCACAGGAACAGAAGAATGGCGTAAACGTACGGTGGCACGTCTTCGCAAACCGCCAGAGGTTTCCCCCTCGCGACATGGCTAAGCATCCAAGTCCAACTGTCAGCATCTTGCCCAGAAAGGCACTCCGCGCTATACCAAGGCAGGACAACTGGCCACAACACACTGCGCCAGACGGCACTATGCGTCGCAACCACGTCCCACCCATACGTAAAAGGGGAGGCCACAAGGCGAACGATTCCGACAGCCAGATCACCCGCGCTCCAATAGTAGGAGCGCAGGATCACGATGGTGCTAGCAAAAATGGTCAACAGAGTCGACA